CAGTATACTCTGCATTGTCCGTTTCTCCAAACACAATTGCAAAGTCTTCAATAATTCGCTTCCTAAAGTCCAAAAAAAAACCAAAGACGCTTGTACTTGATTTGCTTTCATTTTCTTAAATTTTTCTGCACGTACCCTAGAATCACTATCACCATACGCTTCTATTGAATACGTTTCACCTTCTTGTTCAATTATAGGTCTATATAATACTGCAGTTATATTGTGCATATTATCCTCTACTCCATTTTTTAAATATGTTTCTATGTCAGCATATTCGCCTAAAGTTAGTTCTTCTAAGTTTGGTATAAATCCGTATTCAACACCCTCAAGTTTAATCTTATTTAAGAATCTACTTCCAGACTTCATTTGTTCGTTTCTTATGCTTTCAAATAAAACAGAAACGTCTTTTAATGATAGTTTCTTAAATACGTTTTCAGGAATGTCTGACATTTCTTTTAACGTATCAATAACTTCTTTTGTAACTGACTTGTCTTTTCTTTTAATTAACCTTAGCCATTTGTCTAAAGTTATATCGTTCCAATTTTGTATAGTATAACTTTGTCTTTTGCCTTTGTTGTTAATTTTAACTTTCATAATATATAATAGAATTTGTTTGTATTTAGTTTAAAATTTTTATATTTGACACTTCTTAATACTTGTTTATACTTTATAGGTTCGGTAGCCACTTGTATATTATACTTGGGAGGCTAGGGTAAAAGCTGAATCAACAGCGTGTCCTATATAGACTAGCCGTACTTTGTTACGGCTTTTCTATTGTACATAATACTTACCAAAATTAGCATCTATTTCATAGAACATTCGCATAGCCATAGCGTCTGAATAATCAGGTGAACGACCTATAATATCATTGACTTGTTCTTTAGGTATTATTCTTAGCTTTGTATCTTTGTCTGCGTCTTTCATTCTTACTTGCTCTAGTTCTTCTGTTATGTAGTTCTTAATTGTTATGTCTTTGCAAGTAACTCCTATTTGACCTTTATTTATTAAGTCAGCTAATTTATAGTAGCATTGTGTTTTTAAGTTTTGATAGTTTTCATTTTTTAATGGTCTTGAATTATTAACAAATCCTTTACAACGCATATAATCTTTAACACCACCACCTACTCCGTCTTCGTCTACAATTATATTATTAAGACTTACTGCTTCTTTTTGTTGTAAATTCCTTATTTGTTCTACTACTTCATTTATAGCCGATTTTAGCACACTTACTATCTTTGTAATATGTAACCCCTCCCAAAGCATAATAACTGTTCTATCACTTCCAAAACGTGCTACATCACAAGTTATATATTTAGAACCTTTAATACCTTTGTTTTCAAAGAGATTAAGTATAGCGTCATACTGAATCAAAGAATCTTTTGTTGCGTCATATTCCCAATTACCAAATAATAGACGCTGTTTGCTTAATTCGTCTAATGTTTCTAATTGTGTTTTATAGTATTTAGAAATATATTGATTATCGTCTACAAGACTTTGTATAAACTTTCTATGCGTTTTTAGTTTACCTTCTTTTGCAGGTTTGTAGTATTGTGTATACGTCCAATTCTTAGAAGGGTTACAAGTCATAAGCATTTTAGGTATTCTGTTGTATTCGTCTAGTTTATACCTCATTCTACTTGCTACTATGTTTTTTGCCTTTTCTGTTATTTGATTTGCTTCGTCTATAAAAGCACCTGTTATTTCTAACGAACCTAAGCTATCAAAGTTTCTGTCTGAAGGATATAAAAATAAATCTTTTAAATATATTTCGCTTTTATTATGAAAAGTAATAATATTAGAACCTGCGTTGAAGTAATAATCTCTATTCGCTAAAGCACCCCATAATTCGCAGACTTCAAAGAAAGTATTTAACGTGGTCTTCTTTAAGTTATCTAATTTAGACCTGCCTAGTAGCCACCTAGTCTTAGGATATTTCTCGCACATCAGTATTAACCAGGCGCAACCAACCCAAGACTTACCACCACCTGCTGCACCACCGAATAAAACTTCTGTTGTTGTATTATCAAATAAATACTCTATTGCAAGTTCTTGAGTTTGTGTAAATTGTATACTATGATATTCGTCTTTAATATTCAACTCCTTTTATATTTACTTTTACTCTAAAAGGTTTATCTTCAGTAGTTAAATCTAATTGTGACTTTTCTATATATCCTCTTTTTTTACCTTTAGTCTTTAGAAAGAATATTGTAGCTGAAGTATTGCCGTCTTTTATTTGTTCGTGTAACTTACTTTCTCCAAAGTCAAGTGCTATATTCTCTATGTCTTTAACTGCTTCAGCAAATTCTTTGTCTTCGTTTAGCCATTTATAATAAGTGCTTCTAGGTATATCTGCATTTTTACAAGCTACCGTGACTACTCCTAAACTTTGTTCTAGTGCTTTTAATAACACTTCCTTTTTTATGTGTCTACTTTTGTCCATTATTTTTTATATTTTTCATTAATTATTTTAGGTACTGCATATTTCCATTTAACTTTATGATGTATTCTTTTATGCTTATTACTTACGTCTGCTATTTTTACTGAACTAGGATTATACATAACTGAAAAGAAAGACTTGACATAAGTACCTGAATCTAAATATACATCTGTTAATCCACTTTTTTCTTGTTGATGTCCTTTTTGAGTTATCATTAAATTTGTAGTAGTTATAAATAAACTTCCTTTACTTCCTAAATTAACATACGTTGTAACATCTTCGTTTAGTCTTCCTATAAATTTAAAAGGTCTTTCTGTACTACACAAAAACGTATTCATAGCTTTTCGCATTAATTTAATCTTTGCATTTCCTCCTTTATTACCTCCTAAAAAATCTCCTCCCTGAGCCATAGCAATAGTACTGATAGTTGTCTTTTTATAAAACTTTAACATACCACTAAATACTTTGTCTAAGTTTTTAATTTTTTGTCTTTTAAATTCATAGTTATTATTAAAACAATAAAAGAACCCTGTATAATCATCACACATTATAAAAAAATATTTTATATTATTTTCTTTAGCTAGTTTAAATATTGTATTTGCTGAATATAACGTACTTCTAAAGTCTAAACTATTATCTCCAGAATCCATTTTTAAAGCCGCTTTTTTTTTATCAAATATTAAAAGCTTGTCTCCGTATATTTCTTTATACTTATTTCTAGTTTCATCTAAGTTGTCTGCTACTAAGAATATTTTACCTGTATATCCTTGCTTTTTTAAACTCGTGTAAGTCCAAGCTTTCTCAGGTCTTCCGTGTACCATAATAAAAACAGCAAAATCACCCCTCATTATCTCTTATATCTATTAAGTATTTTGTTAGTTCTACAAAGCCATTTTCTATTGCTTTTTTTAAGTCTATTAAAACTAGTGCCGACTTTTCCATTAACTCCTGTACTTCTTTATTAGAATGAACGTAAAACTCTGCAATATTTTCATAATTAAATACAGTATGCCTATTAGCTGCTTTTATTAGAAACTCTTTCTCTTCTTGTTTTATATTACTCTTTTTTATTTCTTCAATTAATTCCTTAGTCTTTTCTTCGTCAAATAATTGATATATTTCTGGTTTTATATTTATTGGTTCATAATTCGGTATTGTTATATTTTGAGTATATTTATCTGAAGTATACACAGGTAAATCCATTGCCCAATTTTCCAAGTCTGTATGGTTCCAAGTATTCGCTATAATATCCCAATCCCACTCTCCGAAACCTACATTATCTTTTATAATAAATTCTTGTTTCTGTTCTTCTGTTAATCCTTTCGCAATTTTTATAGGTACTTCTTTTAGGCCTGCTTCTACACAGGCTTTGTATCTCATATTACCACCAAGTATAACCATATCTTCATCTACGACTATTGGTCTTAGTTCTAACATTTCAGGAAAGTCTTTAATACTCTGTACTAGCTTTTTAAATTTATTCTTTTTGATAATACGAGGATTGGTTAAATTTGGTTTAAGATTTGATATTGATACTTTCATACTATATAATAGATTTTATAAACATTCATTTGGGAGTTGAAGTCTTATACCTAGTTCGTGCATAGACCATATTCTTATTTCTTCGCAATACTGTTGAAACTCTTTTGGTGTTAGTTCTTTGCTTTTATCTGCC